AGAACTTGTGATTTGCCATAAACAAAATTACCTTCCATCTTTAGCCCTGTTACTAAATGACAGGCGTTGGCAAGATTGACATCAGCAGATTCAGGGTGATTGAGTTCGCCCATGGCACGTTTGGAATCGACCATTTCTTTTGTATATCTTGCAACTTCCTTAAACATGTCATCTCTAGAATAAATTCTTTTATTTTTATTGACAGTCTCGCACATCATGTACGGTCCAGATATAAACAGCTTAGGCTGTTCTTTGTTATTTTTTTCTTCGTAAATGTATTCGAAGTCAGAATTGCTTTGAGGTGTTTCTACTATAAGACGAAGCGCCATACAATTATTTATATAAAAAATACACTATTTTTTTAATCCTAGCTCTTTTTCTGTTAGAATTAAAAATTTCATGCCTTTCTTCTCACACCATTTTTTTGCGGCTTCCCATTTAGAGATATTCTGTAAATATCTATAATTTTCATAGTTTAATGTGCTTTTTCGCTTGTTTCCGCTAGTTGGTACATTTAACTGTGATGAAGGTTTAATTTCAATAATATATTTTACAACATTGCTATTCTCTTTTATTGCTACTATACCGTCAGTATAGTATCTGTGTACTTTACCATCTGCTTTATTGACATATGGTATAATAACTGATTCACTTGCCCATTCGAGAACATTAGTATTATTATCACACCATCTAAAGAATTTGAGCTCCCAGCCAGAGCGATAAACAGGCAGCCCCTTGCCCACATATTTTGATGCATTTTTTGGCGTGAAAATGCCTTGTCTGTATTTTTCGTTGCGCTTAAGTGGCAGCATAATTATCCAACAAAGAACATAGGTGGTGCTGCATCTCCAAAGCCTGCAGCACCTTGCTGCATGAGTGTGTCTTCTAGGCGCTGCTTTTCAGCTTTACCATCCTCTATGATTGCTGCATTAATAGTGCCGCCACCGAAAAGATTTGTACCTTGGTATTTGCCTCTGATAGTACCTACAGTTATCTTACAGAGAGCGAGAGCATACTGATATACCCATTGTTCCTTTATTATATCTCTCAGAGGCCTCTCAACATAGCAAGCTATAATGCCATAAAATCTACTACCAGATCCTGGTGTACGTGGTGGTGGGTAAAACACTAAGTACTGTGTTCTTGGATCAAAAGTGAAGTATCTCTTTTGTGCGAGAAGCTTCTCTCTGTCTTTCAACCAATTCTTTAATACGTACCAGCTTATTAAATCAAAGCCATAATTACCCATAGCATAACTAAAATATGTTTGTTGTGCTAATGTTTGTTCAATAGTAAAGAGCGTGTTGACACCTGTTGAACTGCCTTCTTCAAAGTCAACTATATCAACAACTTTTCTATATTCCATCACATCATAATCAAAACTATTTACAATTTTTTCATTATCAGAATTTGCTGATGGAGTAAAGCTGGTGCTAATTGACTGATTAAAGCTAGTCAATTGACCGTATGTGGTTTGAGTGAAGACTTGGTTTTTAAAAATGCCGTCGGTATATTTGGAAGATAAAGCGGAAGAACTAGTAAAGAAACTGCTGGGAATAGAAGAATTTGCAACAAACACAGTTGGTTGTGCAGAGTTAACTATCTTATTAAAGCTAGGTGTGACACTAAAGAGCTCGTCAAGTTTGAGACCTTTATTATCTACATAAAGATCAGAGTCAAATACTAGATACTCTTCAGTATAGCCTGCAAATTTAGAAAACATTTCACATGCTAGACTTATATTCTCAAAGAGTTGGTCATGATGTATCTCTACTGTTATGAGAGGTGCGCCTAGTGCTCTCATTATTCTTTCTGAGAGTCGTGTGAAGGAGTCGATCTTACTATTAAGATTAGTACTCTGAAAAGCAGTTATTGGTGTAATCTCTGTACAAGGCATTTAATTATTTATTAAGCTGGCAGAGCAGAACCGCCTGCTTCAGGGGCTGTTTCTGGTGCCGTTGCTGCTGTCTCTGCTCCGCCTGCAGCTTCAGGACCTGCCGGTGTTTCTGGTGTAGGCCCAAAAGCTGGTGGTGTACCAGCTGGTGCAGCTCCGCCTCCACCTCCTCCGCCGACTTCGCCTGGAGCAGCTACTGTAGCTCCCTGATTGCGCCAATTAGGACCAGAGTTCTCTATTTGCGCTAGCTCCCACAAAAGCTCTTTATCTTTTCTTAAGAATTCTCTATTTGCCATAACATCAGAATCGCCCCAGCCAAGATACTTCTTCTGTGCAAAAGTCTTTGAAACAAGATCACTTTGAGTTATAGTATTAAAACTATTTGCTTTTAGCTCAAATTTTTGACTTTCACGCAATTCATAGAAATTTGTAGGAACGTTAAATATTAGCGTGAAATCATCTTCTCTCAATTTCATCTCATCCCAGATACCTCTGAGCTTGAGTTGTGTAATAAAACCACCCTTCAGCCCTGCTGCAAATCTTTGTTGCAATCTAATAATAAATCTAGCAAATTTTAACTCTTCTCTGAGAATGCTTGCACCATCATTAAAGACGTCATCAGGATTCAATCTGGTGGTCGGTACCTTTAAGGATTTGTAAAGCTTCTTAACAAAATAAAGCAAGTCAGACAATTCACCTAAATTTTGACCTGCAGGGAGCGATGTTACTGTTGTTCCTTCGCTACCTTGACGCTTGGCAAACCAAAAGCTATCAAGCATTGATTGTGGATTAAACTTCTGCACAGAAGCATTTTGATCCAGATCAAATGTGCGCTTGGACCAATAATTGGTCATTAATTTGCGCAAGTAGGCTTCAGCTTTTGGTGGAGCCATGTTACCAACATCCACATTAAATACTAGGCGCTCCGGTGCTCTAACTAAACGGTAAATAACAATTGCATCTTCAATTAGTGATAGCTGACGATAAGCGCGTCTCGCATTTTCTATGAACGGGAGTCTAACTGTTTTATTTTCATTCCAAATACCAGAATTAATATACGTTATTTGATTAACTTCCATCGGTACTAATTCTGTCTTAGCGACTTTAGATGGGTTCTTTAGATCATATACAGGCTTTCTCAAGAGATAGCCTTTAATGTTCATATTCTGAACATTAGCGTAAACTGGGTCAATTGTGTCAGATGGTACTGTAAGGATTCCCAGGATGCCTTCCTTGGGGTATTTTTTGTGAATAATATGCTCAAAATAAATTTCAGCATCAACTAGCATGTTGCGTACATACTCCCACCCCTTATTATCAAAATCAAAAAAGCCAATATACTTTTGAAATTCTTTTCTTATTTTGGTCTTCTGTGATTCAGAGAGATCAATATCTTTAAAAAGAATTTTAACAATATCACCATTATCATCCTTATTAATAAATTCATCACAAATTTCATCAAGTGCATCAGCTACCTCAGCAAAAGCAGCCATGACGCGGTAGTCCATGAGGCGTCTAATTTTATCTGGCTGTATATTGGCATACATGAACTCATGGTAATTTTTGTCTCTTAAAATATTTCCAAATAAATCATCAGTATAGAATGTAGTATTGGAAATAGACTGTCTTGCTAATGCATCAGCCCTCTTTGTACCCTGATCGTAAAAAACATCGTATTTGGGGTTAAGAGCATTAATCTTACTATTAACATCAACCTGCTGGTAGGGCATTTTTGAAGAAATAAACTTCATTAAATCTCTGCCAAACGTAGATTCGCGATTAGAGTCCGCCATATAGTATTATTTATAATATAGTATACTATTAAAAGATCTATACTATATTTAATTGATTATTCTAATAAAATGTTACTACCATTCTCTAACAATATCCTACCGCTATTCTCTAGAAGCAAGTCATTTTCAAATACTGGGGGTGTTGAGACAACATTAATTAGATAACCTCTATCAGAAAGCTTAGTATAGCCAGCTGCATTACCCAGTACAATATCAAACACACCAGTAGAAATATTAACAAGATTAATAGATAGTCTGTTTTTATCTTGTATAAGATAATCATCATACAGGTATCCGGATATGGGTGGAAAAGCTGCAGAAACCTTCTGGCTTGTCGTTGAATAGCTAATAGCACTTACAGATGGCAGTGATGTAACATCCGCAGCACTTAATAGAACATAATTTAGTTTATTATAAAAATCACCTAGAAAAGTGAGATAAGCTGTGCTGCCACTTATTACGTATATGTTGTTCATAGTTGTTGAAAAGTATAATCAAAATTAGTGATCTGTGGAAATGCAGATATGTGTATTGACTCTGTATCTGATGGTAGATTGGCAGATGCAGGGTACGTGAATGATGTACTGCTTAGCGTCTCGTAGCTAGTACCCAGCAGACTCGATACATTATAGAAATTACTGTCAATAAAGAAAATATTTGCTGCAGGAAATTGTGGATCGCCAAATAACCATCCTTTAATAATAAACGAGGTGTCACCAACAATTCTATATTTGTCAGATGCAACTATATCTGTTGGGTATGTAAGAGCTATATTACCGTTCCAAAGTACTTCGCTTCGAATTTCTTGTGGTACAGAAAATCCATTCTCAATCATATCTTCAGGTACTTTCCAAGAAATTATAATATAAGGATTATTATAGGGCACAAAATTTGAAATAATTTGATCCATATCAGTTTGAAATTTAGTGAGAATAGACATGTTAAGTGTTATATTGACAGGCACAGGCGATTTATAGAAATCACTGCTTGCAGTTCCATTTCTGCCGTTAGTGCCTTGTGGGAAATAAAATCCTCCTATTTTGTTGAATACACGATTTTCATCTCGCGCAACATTAGAAATGCTTACTGCTACAACAGGCACAGTTAAATTTTGTGCTTTGTTAACTAAATCATACATTACTCTCTGCTTTGGAGAATATACATATCTAACCTGAATATTACTTTCTGCAGCTCTATTGATATTATATCGCTTGATAACAATATTATCAAAAGCGTTAACAAATTGAGTAATGAGATCTTTTATCTCAAAGTGATATGTATAGTTCTTCACTCTATTATTTATTAGCAAACTCTATCAATAAAATGCTGAGGAAGCTTGTTCTTTGTGTTTTTAAGTACATTAACGATATTACCATCTAAAATATATGTTGTTGAATAGTCATGTTTACTGCGTGTTGCTCTACCGCAAGCTTGTACGAGTGAATTTAACATCTTGTTCTCATACCATGACTTATCCATATCAAACAATTTTTTAATTCGCTTCACAGAAAGAGGTGGAAACGGCAGTTTAACAATAATTTGAAAACGAGCAAGATCGTCTTTTAAATCAATACCATAAGACAAGGACGGGGAAACAAGTATGGTTGGAAAATCAGTATTAAAATGCTCGTTTAATATATTTTCATTATTTGCTGCAATATCACGAAACAAAAATCTCTTATTAGTTTGAAGCCTGTCACGCAAGAGATTTGTTATTTCCTGAGTATGGGTATGTATTATACCTTTATCATTTTTATGAAAATCAACAATTTGTTTTATTTGATTAATAATATCAGGTATTATAACTTTGAGATTTTTATAGTTAAGCTTATTTTTTGATGTGACATAGATAGGTGACTTTGCAGCATCGAAACTACAATCAACTTCTACGTATTCGTAATCTGTAATACCTAAAGTTTTAGCAAAATTCTTATGATCAATAACTGTTGCAGACATTAGGAGGATATTGTCACCATAATCAAAAATATTTTTTGATAGTCTATCAACTTTAAGCGGTGTAAAGGTTACTTTTTTTGCATCCCTATCGACAATAAACTCGCAGTCCTTCCATAAGGTATCTATTGTTGTAAGAGAGTTAACTATATTTTTTAAATATAAAAGCTTTATTCTATCAGGCTGTGATAACGTATTTTGCTTTTTACCTGCTTTGACAACTAGAGTATTAATTTTTTCTGTAATATTAAAAATAAGATCAGTGACCCAGCTTCTTGTTTTCTCATATGATTCTGTTGTGAGTGTACGGCATTCAATACCATAGCTCTTAAGGCGTTCATAATTAACTTCTGCTGAAAATTGTTTAACTAGTTCATCTTCCAATTCAGATGCTTCATCACAAATTATAAAGTTTTTTCTTTTCAAATGCTTTGGTAATGATAAAAACATTTTATAATTTAATACTGCAAATTGTGATATGAGTGCATCATTACGGGCGTTATAGTAGGGGCACCTGTTTTTATTCCAGCAATCGTCTTTTATTTTATTAACAAACAGGCACGGTGCTGTCTCAACATCAAAGTTAGGATCAATGTCGCAGATATAATTTGTTTTACCCTTAAGGAGAGATGTTTCAGGAAAAAGTTTTAAGTATTGGTTCTGAAGAGATTTTGTAATAGTGAGAGCAAAGGCGCCAAATGGCGGCGAATTGAAGCATTCAGCTTCATGCAGATAATTGCCCGTGAAGTCTTGTTTATATGCTTTATAGGTTTTAACTAAATCAGAAAATTCAGAATCTACAGTTGTGCTCATGCCTGCTAAAGTTTTTGCAAGAAAACTTTTACCAGATCCTGTTGGTGCGCAAGCGATAACAAATTTTTTGCCCTTATTGAAGGCATGCTCAATCTTTTTAATGAGCTTAACTTGTTGATCTGAGGGCGTATAATCTTTTGGAAAATGATTCAGGTATCTACTAAGCACAATTTATTATAGTATAATGCTCTTGTAATTAAAGGGAAATCTTTAACTTAACTCTTTTATTAAAAAGTTTGGATGACTTTTTATTTCTAAATTTAAGAAGATCGTCTTTTATTGCCGGATTATTCTGTGTAAATGTGCTAAGTGTATAGTCAAAAATTAGTTCTGTTTCATTTTCAATAAAATCAAAAGGGTAAGGTATTTCATACAAGAAGCGCTTCTTCTTTACATCATTGGCGAGAAGAAAAGAACAGAAGAAATCTTTTATACTAAATAATAAAATTCTGCCTGTTTTGATAGTCTTGTTGTCAATAGTAAAGACAACGCTTTTTTGAAGGTGCTTGTCTACTGCTGTTGTTATCTTAGTTGTTGTCATTTGTTCATAAACGCAATTTTTTGTTGCGGTGTCAATCTTGCAAGCTTTTGTGTAAAATATTTCCAAAACTCTTTATTTGCTGGTATAGTTGCTACAAGATTACACGCAGCCATATTTACACAGCGATAGTCTTGCATAAAGATATCCCATACTATCAACAAATCTCTTTGTGTTGGGTTAAATTTTGGTGGTCTGTTTGTTGGTCTGTAGTTTAGGACCAATCGCCCTTCAGTGCTATTAAGAAGTGTAAAGCTAGTAGTACAAAGCATTCTTCTAGTTGCAGGATACCCAGCTTTTGGTCTTCTTCTGAAAAACTTTATTTCAGTAACATTGTTTTGAACAATGGTCCTTAATGTAGCTACAGATACCTTCATTCACTATTTTTTCTTCTTCGTTGTATATGCTGCGACGCTCGTTTCATCCTTAAGAACAGAGCAAATTCCAAAAATGCGTTGCTCGTTGAGAAAAATGCCTTTCTTTAGAGTGCCATAATTATCAACAGCAATATTAGCAACTGGTATGCCGAGGTTATTTGGAAAACATACATAGTCGCCAATTTTAGCATGCTTGGTATTAGGCCCAGCTAATATTACTTCACCAATTCGCCACGCTTTTGTATCCACATTAACAGGAACAACGATACCGTTTCTTATTATACTACTGCCATCATCAGTTTCATCTACAAATTTAACAAGCATAACATCATCAAGAAGCTGCTTTAAGCTAAATCCATAAAATATAGAATTAAAAGAATTTTTAGGTAATTCAGATAAATCAATTAAACTTTTTTGTGTGGGTAGGAGATCAATATTGGCAGGCATATTAATATATTATGAAGATTTTAGAGAAGTCAATACGTCATTATACAGGCCAATCTCACGTTGTGAGAGTTCCAATGCATTGGCAAGTAGCTGGTCAGTATCGGATTCATTTTGCTGTTCTTTTATTTTCTTAAAATAGGTGATCTTCTTCTGCGGATAGCGATCAAAAACATTAAAAAACAAT